GTGGCCCTCAGTGATACCAAACTTCGCAGCATAAATGCCAAGCCTTACAACGGCGCACCCGAAGTCACAGATGGTGACGGTCTGAGTGTGCGTATCACCCCAACCGGAACGATTACGTTTCAGTATCGTTACCGCTGGAACGGTAAGCCTGTCCGTCTTTCAGTTGGCCGATACCCTGCAATGTCTCTCAAAGAGGCTCGTGTGATAGTCGGTGAGATGCGCGAATTGTACATCAAGGGACTGAACCCTAAAAATTATTTTGCCAAGGAAGATGGCGAGCTAACGTTAAAGGAGTGTCTGGATCAGTGGTGGACGAAATATGTTGAGACTCTCAAGCCTAACACCCAGACGCTGTACAAGTCAGTTGTGTACAACACCATGTACACAGAATTCCCGGATGTACCGGTAGTCAACATTCCCGTTTCATCCTGGGTCAGGTTCTTCGATAAGCAGGAAAAGAAGAACGGCAAGAAAGCCAGAGTATTACTTCTCCAGCTTCGTTCAGTGATGAACTGGTGCATCAGTCGTCAGTTGATCCCATCATGTGACGTATTGAAACTCAGCGTTAAAACCATTGGGAAAAAGCCCGATGTGGGTAGCCGGGTTCTTACATATACCGAGCTTGCAAAAGTCTGGCTGGCGCTGGAGAACAACAAGATTGTTTCCTCCAACAAAGTTCTGCACCAGTTACTGCTGCTATGGGGTGCCCGTTTGTCTGAATTGCGCCTATCAACTGCCAGCGAGTTTAATATGGATGATCTCATCTGGACCACACCAGGAGAGCATTCCAAGATGGGAAACGTTATCCGGCGACCTGTATTCGACCAGGTGAAACCATACGTGGAAAGGTTACTCAATTCCGGCAGGGATATTCTTTTCCCCGGTCAGGAACTGGACAAGGCGATAGATCGCTCGTCAGCCAATCTATACATGAAAAAATTAAGGGATAAAATTGATATTCCGGAGTGGCGAACACACGACTTCAGGCGATCGCTGGTGACAAACTTATCTGGTGAGGGAGTGATGCCCCACGTCCTCGAAAAGATGTTGGGGCATGAGCTTGGAGGAGTGATGGCGGTTTATAACAAACACGACTGGCTTGTAGAACAGAAGGATGCTTATGAGTTGTATGCAGATAAAATATTTTGGCATGTCAAACATGTATGCTAATTTTTCACCTAATTATAAGTACCTCCTGAATTTTAACTTGAATGGAAGTAAATAAAATGCCGCAAGATGATATCCTCGAAGAGGAAAATAGTGTAGTTGAGCAATTAGTGGTTAAATATGATGGCGAAGCACTAGCTAATCATAAAATAGATTTAGATGTTTTAACCGAGTCTCTTAATGGTCTGAATAGTTTATTAAAAGAAGTTAATTTTATTGTCAATGGGACTGGTGAAAATTTAGATGTTGAGGTGGAGCCTTTCCGAGAAGGTTCATTCGAATATTTAATTGATGTCATTCAGAATCCAACTCAATATTTAGATGTTTTAAGTATTATTGGTATTGGTGGGGCAGCAGTTATTGCCGCAGGTAATACGTTAATAGATATAATTCGTACGATAAATGGGCGTCAGATATGCCGTATTACGTTGACTGCTGACGGTGATTGTAAAATTATATTAGATGACGGGTATGAGATAGTAGCACCTTCTTATTATAGACCGTTATTGTCATCACCTAGCATCAGAAAAGCATTATCTAAGATAATCCATAACCCTTTGCAGAAAGAAGGTTATGAAACATTTAAAATATCAACCCGACAAGGCATGGATGTAGTTGTAGTAGAAAAAAATGATTCTGAGCCATTTAAATACCGAAGAGTTCCTGTAGAACAGTCTTATTCTGAACAATTACTTGAAGATGTACCTATAACATTTTTGACTATTCATAAAGACAAAAATAGCGGGTGGCGAGCAAATTATGACGATGAAACTATAACGGTTTCAATCGAAGATGAAGAGTTCTTACAACGAGTCAGAACAGGCCGTGAGGCTGGGATTTTCAGTGATGCTTACTATGTTGACCTACTTGTCAGAGAGAACTTGAATTCTCTGGACAAAACCTACATAGTTGGTAGAGTGAACGAACTTTTATAGTCAAGTTAAATTAGGGGGGAGGATCATGACAGCTTTAGCTTTCTGGCTAGCTTTTTTCAGCATCCTCCCTGTGCTTTACTGGGCCTTCAAGATTCTTTTTGATCGCATGCGGTTTATGTGTACGCCCCGTCATAGACTTTTATTAGAATACATTGATGATCAAGGTGTTAGTCACAAGCAGTTAGTCGATGTCACTACAGATGATGAATTTTATGAAGTAGCCATGTCTGCAATCCGTAATGGGAAAACAGTGAAGGGAGGTTCAGGTGACTGAAAAAACAACACCTGAAAGTTACGAAAAAGTACCTCTCATTTCGAACGTTGTTGCTAGTGGCCTGACTGGGGCTTTTACCCTAACAGTTGCATCCTGGGATGGCCACTTATCGTTTATCAATGCAGATTTAACTTCTGTTAAGCCGTGGATATTACTTGCACTTCCATGTTTTGCGATGTTTTTGTCTCATTGGATTAAAACTCTAGGATTTAAGTGGTCATTAGGAAGTGTTAACAGACAGCTGCTAAGTATTAATAAAAGGAAAGAGAAACTCCTTAAGAAAGATATAGAGAAGTATCGTGGTATTATCTCTGAAGAAAAGATTGCGGATTTTAGTAAGCAGCTTGAGCAGGTACTGCAAGATCGTCACGATATTATATCCAACACGTATATTCAAAAAATAAAAGAACGTAATGAGACTCTTGACGAGTACAATTCCCACAGAGCCACTCAATCTAATGATAATCCAGAGTTGCAAAAACTGCTTGAAAACCAAAAAAATAATTAAGTGATATAATCAGCACTAGTTTATACAGACTTATTAATACCACCTTCTTCAATCCAACGTTTAACAGCCTTTCGACTGTAACGCGTAGGATATGTCAAAACAGGCATAGGGAATCCATGGTCTTTACGTAAACGCCATACAGCGGTTTTCTTTTTTCCAAGCAGGTCAAACACTTCCTGCTCTTCCATAAAATCGGTAGTAGTCATGAGCACCTCATCAAAAATTACCGTTAAAAATGCACGTTCCACATCCGCCGCGAGCACCTTCAGTACAGGCATCGCAGTGGTCTACTTTTTTGGTACGGGTTTCACCTCCTGCTGCGAGCATGGCGGCGCGGTCGAGACGTTCAATATCGGCAAGCAGAAGCGCGGCGGCTTTCACCAGGTCTCGGCGTTTTTCAGTTGGCTTCCACCATTCATCACGCCACGGCCAGTCAAACGGAACGCGGTTATATTTTTGGATGGTATTGAGTACGTAGCAGCACGAGGCCCATAACATTTCTGAATGCTGATACTTGTCATCATGCTCCGGCGTCCAGCCCTCTACATTGATCTGACGGCGGCGTTCGGCAAGCACATCATTTGCTGCGGGTGTTTGTTGTGCTTCCAGTTCTTTTATGCGCTTTTGGGCATGAAGTAACTCTCCGGCCAACCGCCATTCTGATTTTGAAAGAATGTCCAACTCATCCAGCAGCGTCAGCACGGTGGCAGGGTTGGCTGCGGCTATAAACTTCGCGTTATTTTCTGTCTGAATCTGACCGCTCCACCCGGCGTTGTTTAACTTGCACAGCACAACAAGCGCTCTGCCACCTTTTTGTAACTCAATTGGTGCCTGTACGTTTGAGTTGGCACCAGATCGAGAAAAAACCCAACTACCCTTTGTTGCTGCGATGGCGTGACGGCGCAGCGCCTGTTTGTCTATGGTCATTGCGCGGCCTCCTTCTCATCGGCGTATGGCGGTTCATCTGTGCAGATTTCTACGTCGCAATGCGGACAACTGCCGTCTGCATTCTCCAGTTCGTTATTGGACATCCACTCTTTGCATGACCAGCAACGAACCTCTCCGGGCTTAAGATAGATGCTCATTTCCCTGCCTCATGAATATTTGTGGTTAACTCAATCCAGGCTGAAGATAATTTCTCTTTCGCACGATCCTCACTACCAACAGGACCATTCAGCGGGACCCGGTAATGGTTGTACGGGCAACGCAGTTCTCCGCGATAAAGTTCGTGATAATCCTTTTTAAGCCCCCATTCCGGCATCAGTCCGCACTCAGGGCAGCGCGGTAAATCGGACTGCTTAACGGCGACACTCCATCAGTAGTTGGTTGAATTGAATCAGCAGTGCGTTACCACACCCATAAGGGAGATCGTTAACGCGGTAAGTAGGGACACCGTTACACATCCCTGATTTCACAACGCGACCAGTCGTATAAAGCTGGGATATTGCGCCTGCCACAGCGGGCGTCTTCTTGTTCAGCCCTCTGGCGATGTCACCGCTGGTGGTGTTTGGATGAGCCTGGATGTATTCAAAAACCGTCATCGCGCCGCCTCCCGCCTCGCCGTCTTATTGGCTCGAAGCATTTCTTTAGAGCGACCTGAGATCACAGTTTTCATCAGGAAGAAGCCGCGACGTTCTGCAATAACTCTCGGCGTACACATCAGAACCGTATCAACGACGCGAACATGACGACGAAACTCAAAAACGGTGCTGGTGATGATGATGTTTGCCGCAGCACCTTTATCCTGGTATTCGATATTCATGAAATAACCCTCGCTATCAGTCGTGCCGTGGCGATGAAGCAATAGAACCCTGCGGTTAAACCGATTCCGGAAAGAGAAGAAAAGAGCAGGGTCCACATCACCAGTTCAGGAATTTTTTTCATGAGGTCACCCCATCTGCCTCGTGACGAAATTCGCGAAGTATTGAGGTTATTTCAGCCTGCATTGCTGGTGGAATTTCAATGGTCAGCACTTCGCCGGAATCCTCAGTACATGAAGAAATAAGCTCCAGGAACTTCCTGGCTTTTCCTGCATTAAACTGAGGACAGGCAATGCTTTTAGTGATTTTTTTCTTACCTGCGGCTTCAGCTTTCTTCATCAGGCGAGAAGCTTCACGATCGGCGTACACGCCATGCTCGCGGGAGATACTGATAGCGATGGCATAATTCATCGAACCATCACGCACGAGCTTTTTGATATACGGGGTACATTCGTGAAGTTGAAGGTGTTGCAGGATATCGGACTCAGAACGTTTAACTTTTGCCGCTATTTCTGAAGGGCTCCATCCCTGATTTTGAAGGCGATGGTATGCCGCACCACGTTCAAGGGGAGTAAGGGCAAGCCCTTGCGAGCTGGTTACCATGAAAGCGATTTTATCCGCTTCGCTCCCGATGAAGTCTTTGCACTCCAGGCGCACAATGTCGTGCCCCATTTCGATGGCAGCCAGCGCACCATAATATCGGTGATGACCGTCGATCACCTTTACACCGCGCTCGGTAACTTCTACGGCCAAAGGCGGGATATATTCACCGGCAATAAATGCATCGCGGAACTCTTCAACATGCGTCTGGTTGAGTTCACGAACGTTGTAGCCTTCTTCGGCGTAAATTTTATCCAGAGGGACATTGTAGGTTTTGCGGGTGGTTAACCCGGCGTCTTTGTCATTGTAGAGTTGGCCTAAGCTTGGCATGGGTACTCCTTCAGGTAGTGGGAGAGTGCTTTGCTATGCGCCCGCAGGGCAGGCGCATAAAACAACACGACGGGATTAAACAGAGCCTTCGTAGATAGGGAGGTCATTACCGAGTTGGTTTTCCATATCGGTTACGATTTCCTGGAAAGCATGCTCAATGACCTTCTTCGGTTCGATCAGCTCATACCAGAGGATCAACTGACCATCACGCAGGCGGTAGCGGATGCGCGCATCAACCTGATATGGGGAACCGTTGTGGAAGGGTGAAATTGCCAGGCTGATTTTTTCCGGCATTTTGGTGTTACCGGAACCGGATTTTTCATCACTGAACTGGAACTGGCATGTACCATCCTGAAGACGTTTAACCGATTTGAATTCAGATTTGCGGGTTTCTTGGAATGCGAGAACCATTTCCAGAAGTTCAGTACCTGATGGCCCCTGGTATGAATCACTAACCGGTGCAATGTTCTGAATGTTATTTTCCAGAAACTCAGCGAAGTTGATCTGGTCCATCTTGGTGCCATCGTTGGCCGCCCAGGCTTTCCAGTCGTCAGAGTACGGGCAGTCATAAACAGCTTTATGCGCAGCCCAGCTTGGGTTATCGGCGTTTTCATGAAAGTCCAGAACGGCGACAATTTTCGTTTTTGTTTTATCAGCGAAAACCACAGTCCGTTCATCACGGAATCGCTGAATATAGGCGATCAGCGAACCGGGAGAAATCAGGTTTGCGGCCTGACGAATACGCGACGGGGCCAGTTGAAGTGATTCAAGAGATTTAACTTCAAAACCTTCTGGCACAACGACAGACGGGATATCCGTTGCGGTCTTCAGAGTTGCAGCGACCAGATCACGGATATCGAGCACGGTAGAGCCTTCAATTTGAGACATTGAATATTTCCTTATCAGATTGGTACGGTTGGAACGGAGGGTTTACTGGGCCAGCTTGATCGGTGTGGTCTGAGCGGCAGGCTCAATAACTTTCAAGTCCATCTGAACTTGCGCAGGGTCATCACGCAGAAGATCACCGTCTGCGGTTGAGAACATGATGGTATCGGCGCGGTCGAGTTCAGGGATGGTGCGGGTAACTTTCGGCGTGACTTTCATTGTGTTCTCGTCACGCGTATTCAGCATGCTGCAATTCAGCGTCAGCGTAACAGCGCCTTTTTTACCTGTTTCACGCACTGCTTTGATTACTTCTGCCAGTGCTTCAGTCAGTTCAGCATCCAGTGTGCCTTTATTGATGTAAGCCAGTTGCTGGCTAAACGGTGTGGTGTTTTTTGCTTCGGACATAATTCTCTCCATCTATAAACATGGATCGCCTTTCTGGGTAAGCAGCCTGTACATCCAGCTACGTCGCCAGATACTGGCGATGGTTTTAGGGTTGCGAACAGCCTGCACACCACGCGGGACGCGCATCAGGTCGCCGTACTGAAAATTAACGTTACGGAAGGTCATATAAGTCACCGAGGAATTGGGTATCCGGCAGGAGTTGAACCCGCGCTGGGGAGGGAAGCCCAGCCAACACCGGAAGCGGACACATTGAATAAAAAGGGCGGTTACCCATCAGAACATTATCTTCTTCCTCCTTTGGAATGGTGAAAGACTGGATAACCGCCAGAACTGGAGCCATTAAAAAAGGCCGCGAATGCGACCTTTTTCTTCGTAATTGGTTTACCGTGGTTTGGCCCAATAATTAGTATTTGTATATAATTCAAATTTATCTATGAAGAACCTAGTATCTATAAGGTAGTTTGGGTAAGCAGAAGAAAGTTTACGTAAGTCGTCCATTTCAACAAACAAACTATTATAGTTATCGTCTTTTTCAATGATAGAGTATTGTGCTACAGCCTTATGTTTTTGTGCTGGGGAGAAAGTCTTATAGTAAATTGAATTGCCTTTTATGGCTATAATTACATAACCACTTTTCCTCTGTGAAAGGTTTATTTGTTTGTCTGAAAATAACCTATTAAATGATAATAATTTTTCAATCGCGTCAAGTTTATTATTGTGGCTTATAAGTTGCGCTTTAAGGATGTTTTTATTTTGAGGTGTTATGAATATAAACCCTTCCTCATCGGCGATAAACTCACTCATTATCCTAAAGAACTCAATCCACGATGGGTTTGACTCAAATGGGTTTGTTTTCAAAGAACGCCCCTCGCATAAATCTACCACTTCTACAGTAGTGGCCCACAAATGCTGCAGCTTAGTCCTCAGTTGAACCTCAATGTCAAATCCCTTCCATATATGAGCTTCATCTCGATCGTAACAACTATAAATTCTATGTATTCCTCGATATCCTGTGGTTTTAGGAGATCTAATATAATCTTTTACCTTAGATTTATGCGTTGTTCTGCTTTTATCCAAAGAAGAATCTAATAAAAGTAATTCTTGTCTGTTCTCAACAATAACACGACAACCGCCAATATCACTCATTCTCGTTACAGCAATAGAGTTTGGCGTTTCTCCATCCAGAGTTTTACGGCGTAGCTTGTCAATTATTGTAGGCAGTCGTTTGAGCCTTCTAGCTATAATAGCATTCCTATTAATCTTTTTAGCATGCATCCATACAAGATTTTTTATAATCATAAGAGGGTAAAGATGCGCCGCTCTGTATTGCTGAATTATTTCAATTGATTTCCCGATATCGCCATTCCCTTTTCGTATGCACTCTCCTGCTTTTTTTACTTGATTTTTGGAGTATTCGAGAATGAACTTACCTTTCTCATATTGCGCATTTGCCATGTAATTGCCTTCATCTGGAAGCTCGAATACTGGCACTATAACCTCCTGATATCGTTGATACAATGTAATCACATTGCATTGTGCTCTCTGTCTCGTTTGCCGCGTTAATAGGTGTTGATTCAGCCCAACCCCCTCATACGGAAGGGGCTGGAATAAATCACATCAATTCTTTTAAAGCTGCTTACGCGTTAACCGGGCGCTAACCGGTTACTCAGTGATGCCTTTCGCCTCCTTTCCCTCACTACGCCGCCGTGGGAACCCGACCGTATGAACGCCGTCGTCACGCTGCCTGAATAGGCATCTAATTACGGTCTATCCGCGTTACTACTTCATAATCATTACTCCTCTCGGTTGAATCAGCGCCAACTACCCGCCAGTGTTGCCCGTTCTCACGCCGTTCTCGCTCTCGCGCGGGGATACTCTCTCACCGACCGGATCGCACCCGGTGATACAGCACGTTTCTCGTGTAAGGGTCTAAACAGGTCATTGACACTGTAAATCTGCAGATTGTTAAAGAGCGTTACGACATGGCTTCTGCCGTTCAACGAAGAGCCGGTTGGGTGGTGATTGGTTTCGGTCTGTTCGCTGTTGATGCCTTGAATATACTTTTGAGTAATTTTTAAGTAAATACCTACAGGTATATTTTTATTAACTTTAGCGTCAAGTTATTGCTTTTGATTGGAATTTATTTTTATTGGATATGCGTGCTAAGCTCAAAAAAACACCAGAGAGGGTTTGGTATGGAACGTGACGAACTGGAAGAAGACCGTGCGGCATTCATAGCTGGAGAGATTGGTGGTGCGGTTGTCGACTTGATAATCGACGGAGTAGTGATAAGTCGGGATGCGATTGTAGATAGACTGGAGGCTAAGCGTAGAACAGTAGGAAACGTGATCCACAAAGGAGTTTTGCGAGACGCAGCTGCAATGGTGAGAAAAGGGCAGTAAAAACCCGGCTCTGTAGCCGGGTCAGAAAATATTGTCTAGAAGATGCCAGGTATGCTTCAACATATAACGCTATTACAGTTTGTTGTAAGCTATTGATTCATGAAGCAATGCTTTACCCATTATGTACAGTTGATCCTGATTCTCTTCAGTTATATACCAATCTTTGTAAACTGGATTATCCGATAAAACAGCAAGTTGCAAGCCTTGCATCTGTAAGCGCTTCACGTGGAAATGCTGTCCGTAAACGAATGCATAAACACCATCAACCTTGAAGTTTCTTACTGAAATATCGAAAAACAACCTGTCGCCTGACTGGATGGTTGGGCACATGCTGTCTCCATCGACAGTCATCACTTTTACGTCATCCTGAGAACGATTCCCGAAGAGTGAACGAGCGTGTTCAGTCGTGAACTCGATGGCGTGTAGCACCTCAACATACTCAGAAATCATGAAAGAACCAGGACCAGCACTCACCGTAAGGTCGAGAACTTCAACACGATAAGCGTCGGTATTCTGGGGGGGGATATCAACATTCAGATTTGAGGTTGGGCCAAGACCATCCATCCATCCTCTGCTGATTTTCAAAGCATCTTCGATCTGTCGGGCAGACTGTTCCCCAATATTTCTCTTATTAGGTTTACCAACAGGGTAAAGCATCCGAGAAACAACAGTCGGATCAAGCCCTGCATTTTCAGCAAACTCTCTCTGGGTTTTAAAGCGAGCTACCAACTCCTGAAGTTTGAGGCGTCGTAACTCGAAGATGTCAGGCGTTTCAGTTTTCATTTTTCCATCTTACTTAAATTTACTTCCGGGTAAATGACTCTCAGGTATTGACATGTGTTTACTTAAAGGTATATTTTCTTTCCAAGCATAGGAGGCGTGATGGAAACGTTAAGAAATTACCTAAACGCTTTGTCGCTCGAACAACAGAGAGAGTTTGCATCACGATGCGAAACCTCACTTGAGTACCTGCGTAAAGCCATTAGCAAAAAACAAAAGTTGGGAGCCGCTCTGTCCGTTTCTATCGAAACGCATTCTGGTGGTTCAGTTAGCAGGAAAAATCTTCACCCTGATGATTGGGGAAAGATTTGGCCTGAGCTTTACCAAAAGTCTACCCATTCGGCTGCATAACCGTAACTACCAAAGGAAATTCAATATGGTAGAGCACAGTCTCAAAGAAGTTGTGAAAGCGATGTGCAAGGCATATCCGGGCGGGCGTGAGGCGATGGCTGGAGCCCTTGGTATGACGGTAACGCAGTTCAATAACAACCTGTATGAGAAAAACGGGTGCAGGTTCTTTGAAGTCGCTGAACTTGAGGCGATGGAAGACATTTCCGGCACCGCCGAGTTGGCCGATTACTTTGCTAAGAGACGCGGTGCATTGCTGGTGGATATCCCCAGGTTCGAGGACCTTGATCGTGTCGAACTCTTCAACAAGGCCATGAACACCGCCGCCATGCGTGGACATGTCGACATAGTCATCAACCTAGCTCTGGAAGATGGGGTTATTGATGAATCTGAAGCGGATGAAATCAGGCACTACCACAGGAAGCACCTTGCAGCCAGAGAGGAAGAAGTGAAATCCATCCTTGCCGTCTTTGGGCGACAAAAACCAAAGCGATAGTAATTCCTTACAGGCTCACCACGTAAGCAGGAGGGCCAATGTTTCAGGACGAAAACATCTACGTGACCATGCCCACGGTTTTTTCTCGTGAGGACGCCCCGTGGATTAAAGAGCAGTTATCAACACTCCCGGCAGGCATGCGGGAAAAAATCGCGATGGCGTACGCGCAGGCATACCAGGAAGCGTTCGACGCTGAACCGGTTTCTTTCCGGCAGCAGAACGCAGCACGACGGAATGCAAACCGCCGATTACGTGAGTTTTGTACGAGGTATACCCCGGCAGTCAGGGGCTATACGTCGCTCCCACCCAGGGTATGAATTTTTGAAATTGGGTTGGGGGAAAGGGGGCGGTGTTGGGTTTTAGCCCGAAGGGCTGGAACAGCTTTACCAGAAGAGATCGATCTAACAGACAGATCACTGTATGGGGTTAAAACGTCGCTTGGAAATCTGGACGTTTAGCCATCCAAAAGGAGCCAAGATGATTTATTCAGACGCAAACGAAAAATGGGCCCCGGTGCCAGTTGAGCCTTATTCCAGCGCTTATGAAGTCAGTAATCTGGGGCGGGTTCGCAGCATCCCACGCCTTGCTAACTCTGAATATTTTATTCGCCATATCCACGGCGGTTTTCTGAAAGGTCGGGCGCGCAAAGACGGAACCAAAACCGTTGTGTTGTCTGTTCAGCGTCAGCGCACGAAGTTTGTGATCGATGACCTGGTTTCTATGGCTTTTGGGGAGGTGTCTGCCAATGCTTAACATCCAGCCGCGTGAGAAACAGATCGTCGCACTCAACATGTTGCGTAGTGCCTGGAAAAAGAATAATTCGTTCATGCTCTATGCCCCGGTTGGTTTTGGTAAGACGGCTATTGCCGCGCTGATCACTGATGGTTTCGTCAGTCGTGAAATGCGCGTAATGTTTGTGGCTCCTTACACCGTGCTGTTGGACCAGACAGCATCCCGTTTCATTGAGTACGGTCTTCCAGGCGAAGAGATCAGTTACGTCTGGCGTGATCACCCCTCATACAACCCGAACGCACTCATTCAGATAGCCAGCGCTGATACGCTCATCCGCCGTGAATTCCCGGATAACATTGACCTGCTGATCGTTGATGAAGCCCACCTGAAGCGGAAAAAACTTCTGGAGGTTATCGACAACCTCACCCGCAACACTTCAACGAAGGTGATCGGTCTTTCCGGTACCCCGTTCGCTAAGTTCCTGGGCAACTACTATGAGCGCCTGATCAAACCGACAACTATGAAAGAGCTGATCTCCATTGGCGCTCTGAGTAAATATGAATTTTACGCACCTTCTCATCCTGATCTGACAGGCGTTGAAACTTCCTACGTTGCAGGCTACGGCAGTGACTACAAAGAAGGCCAACTCAGTAAGGTGATGAGTGAGGCAAAACTTGTCGGCGATATCGTGAAAAACTGGCTGGAGAACGGGCAGGACCGACCGACGATCTGTTTCTGTGTAGACGTAGCCCACGCAAACTATGTCACGGTGGAGTTTGCAAGTGCCGGGGTGACAGTCGAAGTCATGACGGCCAGCACACCGCACGACGAGCGCCAGTTAGCGATCCGCCGCTTTGAGCAGGGCATTACCAAAATCATTATCAACGTCGGCGTATTAGTTGCCGGGTTCGACAGTGATGTTCGCTGCATCATCTTTGCCCGCCCGACTAAAAGCGAAATCAGATGGATTCAGACGCTGGGGCGTGGGTTGCGCGCCGCCCCTGGCAAAGATCACTGCCTAATCTTCGATCACAGCGGAACAGTGAATAAGCTGGGCTATCCAGATGATATCGAATACGACTATCTCCCCTCATCATCTGACGGTATGGAAGAGGCCCCTCAGCGTGTAGTTAAAACTGACGAACCTGAGAAACTGCCGAAAGAATGCACCCAGTGTCACTACGTAAAACCAGCCGGTATTTATGTCTGTCCGAAATGCGGATTTAAACCACTGGCTGGTGAGGATGTTGAAACAGACAAATCACGCGGGCTGACAAAGGTCAGTAAAGCCGAAGTCAAATACACCCCGGAACAGAAACAATCCTGGTGGTCTCAGATTCTTTTCTATCAGCGCACCCGTGCAGTGCAGGGACGACCTGTTAGCGACGGCTGGTGCGCGCATACCTATCGACAAAAATTCGGTGTCTGGCCGCGTGGTCTTCATCACACGCCCAAAGAGATCACACCCGAAGTCAGCAATTACATCAAATCCAAACAGATCGCATTTGCGAAAAGCAAAGAGAAGCAAGGGGAAGCCGCATGAATACCAAACAAGCAGCCATTGGGCGCTGGTCTGAAATTTTCGAGCATTACGGCCTGCCAGGTATTACGGGGAAAAACCATTTTAAAGGTGAATGTCCTTTGTGCGGTCGTAAGGGGAAGTTTCGCTGTGACGACAAGGACGGAACCGGGTCATACATCTGTGTTTGTGGTTCAGGTGATGGCTGGGCGTTATTGACTTCCAGTACGGGTAAGGCGTTTAAGGTACTTGCCTCGGAAGTGGATCAGATCATCGGTAATGAATATACCCAGGACAGAACCAGAGTAAACCCGGTGCGCACATCACTGGCACAACAGCGTGAACGCGTCAGCCGTAAGTTTGCAAAACTAACACCGCTTCGCGGTACCAGTGCAGACGGTTACCTGAAGGGGAGAGGGATAAACTCATTACCCGCAGACAGCGTCAGATACTGCGACAAACAGCCAGCAGACGGTAAAAACCTCCAGGCTATTTATGCACTGGCAACGGATGACCGTGGAGAGCTGTGTTACCTGCATCGCACCTTACTTGACGGGGATAAGAAGGCCCATACAGGTGGCGCATCCAAGAAGATGATGAAATTGCAGGAGGACAGCTATTTAGAATTCGCGAAATCAGTAGCGATCAGGATGTTTCCAACGTCTTCAACGCTTGGCATTGCTGAAGGTATCGAAACCGCGCTGGCCTGTCATCAGATCACTAAATGCCATACCTGGGCAACGATGAACACCGCGTTCATGAAGAAATTCCGCGTCCCTGTCGGGGTAAAGAACCTCATTATTTTTGCCGACTCTGACGCAAATGCAGCGGGGCACGCCGCGGCATTTGAATGTGCTGCTGCAAACCTGCATGCGAAGAACGATCTGGAGACTGTATCGGTCCGCTGGCCTGCCCAGGGTGATTTCAACGATCTGCTTCTTAATGGCTCTGAAGTATTCGAATGGGTGTTCCACAAGGGGATGAAACAGTGAAGAAACCGTCCAGGCCAAAAGTAAAAGTATACAAGCCGAAGAAGTGCGCCCAGTGCGGCGAGACCTTCACCCCGGATCGAAACCTTCAGAAGGTATGTGGTCCACGCTGTGCGATTGACTATAACCGCGCGATGAAGGTTAAAAAGGCTGAAACAGAGAGAAAAGTCAGCCTTAAGATTCGCAAGAAGGCGCTCCAGCCACGCGGTTACTTTCTCAGTAAAGCCCAGACGGCTTTTAACGCTTTCATCCGTGAACGCGACGAGGGGAAGCCCTGCCCATCCTGCGGCACATACCACCCTCCGATGATTTTCGGCGGTCAGTGGGATTGCGGGCATTTCCTTAGTGTTGGAGCACGCCCGGAACTAAGATTTGAAGAAAAGAACGCCTATCGCCAGTGCAAGGCCTGTAACGGTGGTTCTGGTCGGTTTACCGCTAAGAACAAAACGGTGCATGAACGCTACAGAGCGACGCTCATTGAGTGGTTTGGTCCTGGGCTGGTGGACTGGCTGGAAGGCCCACATGAGGCGAAGCACTACTCACGAGAAGAGCTTGAAGAGATTGCGGCGAAGTACCGCCGTAAAACCCGCGAACTGAAAAAGCAGAGGGCAGCATGAAATACGATCTTATCTACTGCGATCCGCCGTGGGAATACGGCAACAGAATCAGCAATGGTGCTGCCTGTAATCATTACAGCACAATGAGCATGGAGGAACTTAAACGCCTTCCGGTCTGGTCATTGGCGGCTGAAAACGCTGTTCTGGCGATGTGGTACACGGGGACGCACAATCGAGAGGCTGTAGCGTTGGCTGAATCCTGGGGCTTTCGGGTCAGAACGATGAAGGGCTTTACGTGGGTAAAACTGAACCAGAACGCTGCTGATCGCTTCAATAAGGCATTAAGCACTGGAGAGCTGGTGGACTTCAATGATCTGCTGGAAATGCTGGACCGAGAAACCCGCATGAACGGTGGCAACCATACACGCAGCAACACCGAGGATGTGCTGATTGCTACCAGAGGAACGGGCTTACAACGTGCCAGTGCAGCAGTAAAACAGGTTGTGCATACCTGTCTGGGCGAACATAGCGCAAAGCCGTGGGAAGTCAGGAACCGACTGGAACAATTATACGGCGATGTGAAAAGAATCGAAATATTCGCTCGGGAAGAGTGGAAAGGATGGGACCGATGGGGAAACGAATGCAACAACAGCATTGAAATGATTACGGGACAGATAAAAGGGGTGAACCATGCAGCGTGATATTCAACTTGTTCTTGAGCGTTGGGGAACCTGGGCAACGAGTGAAGGAACTCAGGTCAACTGGTCACCGATTGCCGCAGGCTTTAAAGGTTTGCTGGTAAATACCGGAAAGTCTCGTGATTCATGCTGCGATAATGACGGGCTGATCGTTGATACGGCTGTTGGAATGTTAAGACGTGCCGGGAGAGAAGACGAGTTAGACCTGGTGATGTTGCACTACATGTACAACGTATCGAAATCGACAATCGCCCGTTGGCAAAAATGCTCTGAGGGAAAAATACGTAACAAGTTGATGATTGCAGAAACGTTTATTGATGCCTGCATCATCATGACTGGAACGCGATTAGAAATGGACGACTGGACCCACAAGTGTGAAACAGGGAAAGTTGCATAAAGGGCTATTCGTTACGAATTTTATCAATTAATGTGTTAAGAGTGGTCACTTAGACACGAACTTAAGGTTTCTGTTTACGTGACCTTTCTCATAGATCACCCCTTTTCTCCCTGCTAGTAATGGTGTTCCACACAGCAAGGAGAAGGTATGAGTAAATGTGGCAGTTGCGCTAAACCTTTACGACGTTCTTTGAAAGTGATGCGCGAGGGAGTCTCCCTCAAGTCATGCCCTGAATGTTCAGGAAGGGCTGGGTATCATGTGTTTTATCGTTTAGAAGACTTTGGTGACCGGGAAATGGAGGACGGAAGAATAATCCCCCAATCCTGGTGCCCAGCGTGCAGAGCCGATGTTCCTTCATCGATCTCACCATTTTTTGTCTGTAAATAATTAAGCACAACAAATTTATAAGGCTCACTTCGGTGGGCCTTTTTTCTTTCCCCTCGTTCTGAGAGGACTCACAGTAATAAGAGGGGGCTAAATGTCCGATCCTGTTTCTGGCACTACGATAGCGGCTGGTGGGCTGATGGGGGCCAGCATGTTTGGCCTGGCAACCGGCATTGATTACGGCGTAGTGTTTGGTTCCTTTGCAGGTGCAGTGTTCTACGTTGCGACGGCGGTGAACATCAGCCGCTTTAAGCTGGTGGGATATTTCATCACGTCATTCATCTTTGGCGTTCTTGGCGCTCCGCTAGTTGGCTCATTTTTTTCTAAATGGACTGGATACAGCGACAGGCCACTTGACGCGCTGGGTGCGGTACTCGTTGCAGCAATTGCTATTAAGTTGCTTACTTTCGTCAACAGCCAGGATTTAGGTAGCCTGTTTGGCATTCTCTCTCGTTTGCGCGGAGGAGGGACCAGCAATGGTAACAAATGATCCTTCAGCGATGATCAATGCGTTAATCTGCGGGGTCATCGTTCTTGTTCTGATGTTCTACCAACGTGACGGGGCGAGACATCGCCCGATGATATCTATGCTGGCCTACTTTGTTGTGCTGATTTATGCCAGCATCCCGTTCCGGTATCTGTTTGGCCTCTACCAGGAGTCTCACTGGATGGTGGTCATCGTCAATCTGATCATCTGTGCCATCGTGCTTCGCGTTCGGGGGAACCTGGCACGCTTAATTAACATTCTTCAGAAATAAAAAAGGGAAGCGCGACATCTCCGCTTCCCTGAAAGTTCGAGGCTTTGTGTTGTTTTAATGAGGTGGAGTGTCGACTTTAGTCAAACTCTGTTTCGCGGGTATTACATCACATCCTTTGATTTGAGTTTTGTCCTGCCTCAATTTCGGATTAATCACATGAAACAATCACAATTTCAGCAGGCGGCTGGTATAAGCGCCGGATTAGCTGCGCGCTGGTTTCCGCACATCGATGCGGCAATGAAAGAGTTTGGCATCACAGCAATTAATGATCAGGCCATGTTCATTGCACAAGTCGGGCATGAATCTGCTGGTTTTACCTCTCTGGTGGAGAGCTTCAACTACTCGGTAAACGGGCTGAAGAAAACATTTAGTAAGCGCCTGACGCCGTATCAGTGCGAAATGCTGGGGCGCGTTGATGGTAAGCAGGTCGCTCACCAGCCGCAAATCGCCAATCTGGTTTACGGTGACCGCATGGGTAATAACAGCCCGGGTGATGGTTGGAAATATCGCGGTCGCGGCCTGCTGCAAATCACTGGACGTGAGAACTACACCAAATGTGGTTCGGCGCTGAAGCTTGACCTTGTCAGTACGCCAGAACTTTTGACGCAAGAGCGACATTCGGCCCGTTCGGCGGCGTGGTATTTCACGTTAAGCGGTTGCCTTCTGCATTCGGGGGATGTGGAACGCGTCACGCAAATTATCAACGGCGGGCAGAACGGCATTCAAGACCGTCGTGAACGTTACGCCAAGGCTAAAGCTGCTCTGGTGTGAGGTCATATGGGACTTGAAATGATTATTGGCCTGGTTGTTGCTGTCCTGGCAGCAATTGCAGGTGCTTTTGGTCTGGGTAAATCACGCGGTACTAACATCGCTGAGACAAAAGCGAACCAGCAACGCACTGAAGAACGTGCAGCAGCTACTGAAGCCGTTGCAGAACGCCGGGTAGAGACAACAAAAGGAGCCAGGGATGTACAGCAAAATGTTAGTCATCTTCCTGATGACGATGTTGATCGCGAGCTGCGCAACGAATGGACCCGTCCCGGTAGTCGTTGATACTGCCTGTGACTGGGTGAGTGCGATTCGCCTGACTGAGCACGACATTGAAGTGATGGACCGCCAGACGAAGAAAGACATACTGGCGCATAACAAATCGTGGCAGACGAATTGTAAAGCAACCCGTTCAAAAAGTGGCTAAAGAAACCTGCAGACCCTCCGATAATAAGACCTTAACTTTAAAGGGCATTAAGGGCGCTAAATGTTAGTTAAGAATGTCGAGAAAAAGATCTGGGATGTTCAGGGTTTTGATGTTGTGTTTAAGACTCCTGAAGGTGTGAATGTACGCGGCGATAAGCGTGACATGCCAGGTTATCAGGGTAAAAGAGCCTCTAAAAATGACATGACAGTCAGTGAGTGGAAAGAGAAGCATTTCAAAAAAATGTATCCCGGATATGATTGCGATGTTCTCTTAGGTGACGAAGAACCAGCTCATGGGTTAACCAAGCTTGGAACAGTGCGTGACTCATATCAGGATGGTGATGATCTTTAAGTGATCATTATCGAAATCTTTTCAGTATGAGAAAGCCGCCTCCGGGCGGTTTTTTATTGCCATCACCACGGGCAGACCCATCGTAATGGCTTAAGGAGGGCTATCAATGCCGCCTCGCACCCCAAAGGCTTGTCGCGTTCGCGGCTGCCGTTCGACAACAACAGACCCATCAGGTTACTGCGAATCTCATAAAGGCGAAGGCTGGAAATCCTACAAACCGGGACAATCCAGACAGCAGCGCGGATATGGATCGAAGTGGGAAGTCATCAGGGCGCGGATACTAAAGCGTGACAAAGGGCTGTGTCAGAGGCATCTTCGGCAGGGAGTCGTGAAGCAGGCGTCCTGCGTGGACCACATCAAGGCGAAGGCTCACGGCGGTACTGATGAAGACAGCAACCTTGAGAGTCTGTGCTGGTCGTGCCACGCCGCGAAGACCGCGCGTGAGCGACTCAAGTGAGAATCGATGTCATCATCAGCCAGGGGAGGGGGAGGTCAAATCTCTGCGGCCGCGCGCCTTCCGGACTGCCCGCCTCCCCGAATTTTTATACCCGCGAAAAATGAAATTTAACCAGGAGTGCCGCATATGGCTGGAACGGCAGGGCGTTCCGGGCGTCGCCCCAAGCCAACGGCGCGCAAGGAACTGGCCGGTAACCCCGGCAAGCGAGCCCTTAATAAAGAGGAACCGGTCTTTACGCCAATTAAAGGTGTAGCGCCTCCGGACTGGTTCTCAGAAGACGATCTCTCGCTGGCTTCCGTCATGTGGGAACTGACCACAAAAGAGTTATGTGGGCAGGGACTGCTGTGCGTTACCGACCTGGCGGTTCTTGAGCGCTGGTGTGTGGCTTACGAATTCTGGCGCCGTGCCGTGAAGAAAATCGCGTCGGAAGGTAACACCATCGTCGGCGCGATGGGCGGCAGGATAAAGAACCCCGAGCTGACCGCCAAGAAAGAGCAGGAATCGGAGATGAGCTCCACCGGATCCATGCTGGGCCTTGACCCCAGTAGTCGCCAGCGTCTTATCGGCCTGGCTGGGAAGAAGAAAACCGCTAACCCATTCCTGAAGATGATCAACTCATGAGCCGGAAATCGTACCCTAACGTCAACGCCGCGAATCAATATGCCCGCAACGTTGTGCGGGGAAAGATACCCGCGTGCCAGTTTGTGCTTCAGGCCTGCCAGCGCCACATCGACGACATGGCTCAGGAGAAAAGCCGCAAATTCCGGTACCGCTTTGATAAGGACATGGCGGAGAAGGCCGCGAAGTTTATTCAATTGCTGCCGCATACCAAGGGCGAATGGGCGTTTAAACGGATGCCGATCACCCTCGAGCCGTGGCAACTGTTCATCATCTGCTGTGCCTTTGGCTGGGTGCAAAAGGGGACAAGGCTGCGCCGCTTTCGCGAGGTTTACACCGAGATCCCCCGTAAAAACGGTAAGTCTGCGATCTCCGCCGGCGTAGCGCTGTACTGCTTTACCTGTGACAACGAATTCGGCGCGGAGGTGTATTCCGGCGCCACGACTGAAAAACAGGCGTGGGAAGTGTTTCGTCCTGCGCGGCTGATGTGCAAGCGGACTCCGCTGCTCGTCGAAGCGTTCGGCATCGAGGTGAATGCCTCCAACCTGAACCGGCCTGAGGACGGTGCGCGGTTCGAACCGCTGATTGGCAACCCGGGCGACGGTGCGTCGCCGCACTGCGCCATCGTCGACGAATATCACGAACATCAGACCGACTCGCTCTATACCACCATGCTGACCGGAATGGGCGCGCGTCGCCAGCCGCTGATGTGGGCGATCACCACCGCCGGTTACAACATTGAAGGTCCGTGCTACGACAAACGCCGCGAAGTGATCGAGATGCTTAACGGCTCGGTTCCCAACGAGGAGCTGTTCGGCATCATCTACACGGTTGATGATGGCGACGACTGGACGGATCCGAAGGTGCTGGAGAAGGCGAACCCGAATATGGGCGTCTCGGTGTACCGCGATTTTCTTCTCAGTCAGCAGCAGCGCGCGATTAACAATGCCCGGCAGGCGGGCGTTTTTAAAACCAAGCATCTGAATATCTGGGTGGCGGCGCGGGCGGCTTTCTATAACCTTGTGTCCTGGCAGAACTGCGAAGACAAAACGCTTACGCTCGAGCATTTCGAAGGGCAGCCCTGTGTGCTGGCATTCGACCTTGCACGCAAACTGGATATGAACAGCATGGCGAGGCTGTTCACCCGCGAGATTGATGGCAAAACGCATTATTACAGTGTGGCGCCACGCTTCTGGGTACCGTATGACACGGTTTACAGCGTGGAGAAAAACGAGGATCGCCGCACTGCTGAACGCTTTCAGAAATGGGTGGAGATGGGTTACCTCACCGTCACCGATGGCGCGGAGGTGGATTACCGCTACATCCTGGAGGAGGCCAAAGCAGCGAACAAACTGAACCCGGTCACCGAGTCACCGATTGATCCCTACGGCGCAACCGGGCTTTCTCATGACCTGGCGGATGAGCAGCTTAATCCCGTTACCATCATTCAGAACTACACCAACATGTCAGACCCGATGAAAGAGCTTGAAGCGGCGATCGAGTCCGGCAGGTTTCATCATGATGGCAACCCCATCATGAGCTGGTGTATTGCCAACGTGGTAGGGAAAAACATCCCCGGTAATGACGATGTGGTGAAGCCCATCAAAGAGCAGAACGAAAACAAAATCGACGGCGCAGTGGCGCTTATTATGGGCATTGGCCGTCTGATGCTCTATGAGAAAGTTGACACCCTTTCTGATCGCCTTGAAACGCACGGCATACGTTCACTTTAACTGAGGCAATTATGATCCTGAATATTCTCACCCCAACTATCGGGGTGCTGGGAGCACTGTTGCTCTCTTATGGGGCATGGTTGGTGTATCCGCCTGCTGGTTTTATTGCTGGTGGTGGGCTGTGCCTTTTCTGGTCATGGCTGGTTTCCAAGTATCTGCTGAGGGGGTAACGAATGTTTTTCCCCGGATTATTCCAGAAAAGCGGAACTCCTGTTTCAACCCCAGCACAACTGGCAGAAATGGCAGGCTATTCGTACGACACCTACACAGGAAGGCGAGTCAGTTCACGCCGCGCGATGCACCTGACGGCTGTGTTTGGTTGCATCAGGGTGCTGGCAGAGTCGATGGGTATGCTTCCATGCAACCTGTTAAAAGTTACCGGTGACCGCAAAGAAAAGGCGGTTAATGAACGCCTTCACAAACTGCTATCGGTTCAGCCTAACGAGTACATGACCCCACAGGAGTTCTGGGAACTGATTATCGTTTGTCTGTGTCTGCGCGGGAATTTCTACGCGTACAAGGTTTACGCTCTGGGAGAGGTTGTTGAGCTGCTTCCGCTCGATCCTGGCTCTGTAGTACCAAAATTAAACAGCAGGTGGGAGCCGGTTTACCAGGTTACGTTTCCGGATGGCACATCCGACATCCTGACTCAGGAGGAAATCTGGCACGTTCGAACCCTCACATTTGACGGGCTGGTTGGTCTGAATCCAATCGCATATGCCAGACAGGCGGTCGCTCTTGGACTGGCTACTGAAGAGCACGGTGCCCGCCTGTTCAGTAATGGCGCGGTTACATCAGGTGTATTGCAGACAGAACAGCAACTTACAGATCAGGCATTTGAACGACTGAAAAACGATTTTGAAGAGAAACATCAGGGACTGGGTAATGCTCACAAACCGATGATCCTTGAAATGGGGTTGCAGTGGAAACAAATGGCCTTATCCGCCGAAGACGCGCAGTTCCTTGAAACCAGAAAATTCCAGCTTGAGGAAATTTGTCGTCTCTACCGGGTACCGATGCACATGGTGCAGAACACTGACCGCGCGACATTCAATAACATCGAGAATCTGGGAATTGGGTTTATCAATTATTCACTGGTTCCCTACATGACCCGTATAGAACAGCGAATCAACGTCGGACTGGTGAAGAAGTCCAAGCGTGGGCAGTTTTTCGCAAAATTCAACGCTGGCGCGCTACTACGCGGTGATATGAAATCTCGATTCGATGCGTACGCCACCGGCATCAACTGGGGCATGTTTTCACCGAACGACTGCCTGGAACTGGAGGATCGCAACCCCGGCCAGGCGGAGACATCTATCTGACGCCAATGAACATGACAACTAAACCGTCCGACGGCAGCAAACAAAAATCAACCGAGGATCCACCACATGACGATGAACCCGTCTGAACGACCGTCAACAAAACAGCGACTTGATGTCCCGCTGAAACTGAAGTCTGTCAGTGAAACCGGCGAGTTTGAGGGCTACGGTTCGGTATTCGGCGTGAAGGACAGCTACGGCGATATTGTGGTTCCTGGTGCCTTCACAAAATCGCTACAGACGTGGAAAGAAAAGGGGCGTATGCCGGCACTTCTCTGGCAACACCAGACCGCTGAACCGATCGGTGTCTACACCGAAATGAAAGAGGATGATGTTGGCCTTTACGTTAAAGGGCGATTACTCATTGATGATGACCCGCTGGCGAAGCGCGCTCACGGACACATGAAGGCCGGTTCTATAACCGGCCTTTCTATTGGCTATTGGTTGAATGACTGGGAATACGACAAAACCAAAGAAGCATTTCTGTTGAAAGAGATCGACCTCTGGGAAGTCAGCCCCGTCACGTTCCCATCTAATGATGAAGCCCGCATCAGTGATGTGAAAAGCATGTTGGCACGTGGTGAAACACCATCACAGAAATGTATCGAACGAGTCCTGCGCGATGTTGGGCTCTCCCGCTCCCAGGCCAAAGCATTCATGGCCGGGGGCTATAGCGCAATCAGTCAGCGCGATGCTGATGTGACTGCTGGTCTGAATGCACTTAAATCACTGAATTTCTGAACCGGAGAGAAACAACATGGCAGTAGAACAAAAAGATGTAGAACAGGTTGCGCAGGAGCTACAGGCTAAGTTTGATGCGTTCAAAGAAAAGAACGATAAGCGGCTGGAGGCTGTTGAGCAAGAAAAGGGCAAACTTGCCGGTGAGGTTGAAACCTTAAACGGTAAGTTATCTGAACTGGACGAACTTAAATCTGCTCTGGAAGAAGAACTGAAGCAGGTAAAACGTCCTGCTGGTGGACCTCAGAGCAAGGCCGCAAGTGAACACAAAACGGCATTTCTCGATTTTATGCGTAAGGGTAAAGATGATGGCCTTCGCGATCTGGAGCGTAAAGCCCTACAGGTCGGCGTCGATGAAGACGGTGGTTATGCCGTACCGGAAGAACTTGATCGCACTATCCTGGATCTTCTGAAAGATGAAGTGGTGATGCGCCAGGAAGCCACGACCATCACCGTTGGCGGCGCAAACTATAAAAAACTGGTTAACCTTGGCGGTACTGCGTCTGGCTGGGTTGGTGAAACGGATGCTCGTCCGGCTACGGATGCCTCCAAACTCGGTCAGATTGAGCCATTCATGGGTGAAATCTACGGTAATCCCCAGGCAACCCAGACGATGTTGGATGATGCTTTCTTCAACGTTGAGGATTGGATCAACAGCGAACTGGCAATTGAGTTTGCAGAGCAGGAAGAAATCGCCTTTACCAGCGGGAACGGGACGAAGAAGCCGAAAGGTTTTCTGGCATACGCTTCCACGCTTGATCCGGACAAGACTCGTGCATTTGGTACTCTCCAGCACATTCTCTCTGGCGCTGCAGCGGGCGTAACGGCTGATGCGATCATCAAACTGGTCTACACGCTGCGTAAAGTGCATCGTAATGGCGCTAAGTTCATGATGAACAACAACAGTCTGTTTGCGGTTCGTATCCTGAAGGACTCCGAAGGTAACTATCTCTGGCGCCCTGGGCTTGAGTTGGGGCAGCCTTCCTCTCTGGTAGGATATGGCGTTGCCGAGAATGAGCAAATGCCTGATATTGCTGCTGATGCTAAAGCTATTGCGTTTGGTAACTTTAAACGTGGCTATACGATCGTTGATCGTATCGGTACCCGCATCCTTCGTGACCCGTATACCAATAAGCCATTTGTTGGTTTCTACACCACTAAACGCACCGGCGGTATGCTGGACGATTCTCAGGCTATCAAGCTCCTACAGATTGGTGCTGGCGCATAACCTAAAAGGGGCGTATGCCCCTTTCTTAGTTGAGTAATCATCATGGTTAAATTATTACAAACTTTGAAATGGTCCCCTGACGGATGCCATGTTGAAACCATTTCTGCCGGAGAACATCAGGAACTTCCACCTCGCGCTGTAGAGATTGCTTTGCAACTCGGCATTCTTGACCAGAGTGGCGTGGGGCAAAAAAATATTGAGCAGCCAGAGCAGCCAGAGCAGCCAGAGCAGCCAGAGCAGCCAGAGCAGCCAGGCAAGAAAGCGAAAAAATAACCCGCATTGCGGGTTTTTTTATGGGTGATGCCAATGCTTGTAGGAATAGATGAAATCAAGAAACAACTGCGTCTTGAATCTGATTATACAGAGGAAGATGAATATCTGACTCTTATTGGAGAAGCAGCTGAGAGCAGGACTGAAACATATCTCAACCGGAAAATTTATTCTCAGGAAATAACGATCCCTGAGACCGATCCTGATGGAATAACGTTAACAAAAGATATTCGTCTGGGGATTCTGTTTCTTATCACCCATTTTTATGAAAACCGCTCAGCTGTCAGTGAGGTAGAAATGGTTGAACTTCCATTAACCTACACCTGGCTTGTTGGGCCGCACAGGTTTTATCCACGATGAAAATTCGGCACGCGCAGACCAGCGCAACTTATCTGCTGCCAGACCCCGGGGAACTTGATAAACGGGTTCTTATCCGTCAGCGGGTTGACTCACCTTCTGATGACCTTGGCACAATGCCGGTTTACCCCATTTCGTATAAAGCGTGGGCGAAGGTGGTACAGACCAGCGCGACCACATACCAGGAGACCGCCCAGACGGATAATGCCATCACTCACTATATCACTTTGCGTTATCGCCGGGGGATTACCAGCGATTTTGAGGTGGTGCAGGGGGATGAGGTTTATCGCGTTAAGCGGGTTCGGGACCTGAACAGCAAGCGGCGGTTCCTGTTGCTTGAATGCACTGTACTGGGCGCGGAGCCAGCATCAACCGGAGGGAGCGATAATGGCACAACCCTTTTTACACGTTGATTTTCAGCAACCAAAGGAAATGCGCTTCAACCGCGCGCGGGTGCGGCGGGCGTTTGTCCATATCGGGCAGAGGCACATGCGTGATGCGCGCCGGCTGGTAATGCGTCGTGGGCGATCAGAAGGTGGTGAAAACCCTGGTTACCAGACTGGTCGACTGGCGAAATCCATCGGCTATATGGTGCCAAAAGCAAGCGGGCGACGCCCGGGTTTTATGACCCGTATTGCACCAAACCAGCGAAACGGGCAGGGAAACAGAATGATCACCGGTGACTTTTACCCGGCGTTTCTTTTCTACGGTGTACGTGGCGGTGCACGTCGTCAGCGTAGTCACCATCGTGGAGCGTCTGGCGGTAGCGGCTGGCGTCTTGCTCCGCGTAATAACTTCATGGTTGAGACACTGCAAAAAAACAGTCCGTGGACGCGGTACTACCTTGCCCGTGAGTTGCGTCAGTCACTCAAACCGGAGAAACGCCGCTGATGAAACTCTCACCCATCATTGCAACACTACGGGCAAACTGCCCCATTTTTGAGAACCGTGTAGCCGGTGCCGCTCAGTTTAAAGATCTGCCTGAAATCGGAAAAATGCGACTCCCGGCGGCATATGTTGTTCCTGGTGATGATTCCCCAGGAGAGCAAAAAAGCCAGACAGATTACTGGCAGGATCTTACCGAGAGTTTCTCGGTGATTGTTTTTGTCAGTAATGGCCGGGATGAGCGAGGGCAGTTCGCATCATACGATGTGGTCCACGACATCCGGCAGGTGTTGTTCAAAGCACTTCTCGGATGGAATCCGGAGGAGCGTGGAAACCCTGTCACCTATGCCGGTGGAACATTACTGGATGTGAATCGCCACGAACTCAGCTATCAGTTCGATTTTACTGTTGAGAATGAGCTGACTGAGGATGATACGCGTCAACAGGATGAGCTTAATGGCCTTGATGAATTCAGAACGCTTTCCATTGATGTGGACTTTATTGATCCGGGGAGTGGTCCTGATGGCGATATTGAGCTTCACACTGAAATAAATCTCCCTTCCTGAGAGGCCATATGTTTGTAAAACCCGCAAAAGGGCGGTCAGTTCCTGACCCTGCCCGAGGCGACCTTTTGCCCTCTGAAGGGCGAAATGTTGAAGAGAATAACTACTGGCTGCGGCGCGTCGCGGCTGGTGATGTTCGGCGCGTTAATAAAAAGGTGAAAGCCAATGACGATTAGTATGAACACCATCCCATCGAGCACGCTGGTACCGCTGTTTTATGCGGAAATGGATAGCTCGGCGGCGAATACCACCCAGGATTCCGGTCCTGCTCTTTTGATCGGCTACGCCAATGCGGACGCGACGATTGAGAAGGAAAGTCTGATCCTGATGCCGTCTAAAGATTATGCGCGTCAGATTTGCGGTCCGGGTAGCCAGCTAGCCCGCATGGTTACCGCATACCGCGAAACCGATCCGTTTGGCGAGTTGTACATTATTGCGGTACCGGAAGCCACAGGTGCTGCCGCGACTGTAACGATTACAGTGACAGGCGCCGCGACGGAAACCGGTACAGTGAATCTTTATATCGGACGCACCCGTGTGCAGGCTGCAGTAATCAATGGGGATGATGTTACCGCCGTTGCTACTGCGATCAGTGCAGCAATCAATGCCAATGTCGACCTTCCGTTTACCTCTGCTGCGGCCGCTGGCGTGGTTACACTGACCGCTCGCCATAAAGGTTTGTGCGGTAATGAAATTCCTGTATCTCTGAATTATTACGGTTTTGGTGGTGGTGAGGTGCTTCCGGCAGGTATTCAGATTGCAGTGGCGTCTGGTACGGCAGGAACTGGTGCGCCGGTGCTTACTGGAACGATCGCAGCGATGGCCGATGAACCGTTTGACTATATCGGTCACCCTTTCAGTGATGCGGCTTCTGTGAACACGCTGTCGAACGAAATGAACGATATCAGCGGTCGCTGGAGTTATGCCCGCCAGTTGTATGGTCATGTGTACACAGCCAAACTGGGTACGCTTTCCGAGCTGGTTACCGCCGGAGATATGTTCAATCTTCAGCATATTACCCTGGCTGGTTACGAGAAGGAGACCCAGACGCCTGCCGATGAACTGGCGGCAAGTCGCACCGCTCGTGCTGCGGTATTCATTCGTAATGATCCGGCCAGACCGACACAGACCGGGGAGCTGGTTGGTATGTTGCCAGCCCCGAAGGGCAAGCGCTTTACCATGACAGAGCAGCAGTCTCTTTTGTCGCATGGTGTCGCTACCGCATATGTTGAAAGCGGCATTCTGCGCGTTCAGCGCGACGTCACCACGTATAAGAAAAACGCGTATGGATCTGCGGATAACAGTTATCTTGACAGTGAAACCCTGCATACCAGCGCATACGTTCTGCGCCGCCTCAAGTCAGTGATTACCAGTAAATACGGCCGTCATAAACTGGCGAACGACGGTACCCGTTTTGGCCCCGGTCAGGCAATTGTGACGCCGTCGGTCATCAAAGGTGAGTTACTGGCAACGTATCGCCAGCTGGAACGTGCGGGCATCGTTGAAAATTATGAGCTCTTCAAGAAGTACCTGATTGTAGAGCGTGATGCTAATGATCCGAACCGCCTGAACACGCTGTTCCCACCTGATTATGTCAACCAGTTGCGCGTCTTCGCAGTGGTTAACCAGTTCCGTCTTCAGTATCCAGAGGAGTCCGCATAATGGCGAAGATTGGTGGTACCTGTTATTTCAAAGTAGACGGTCAGCAGCTATCAATGACCGGCGGCATTGAGGTGCCGATGAACACGAAGGTCAATGATGATGTCATTGGGCTGGATGGTTCAGTGGATCGCAAAGAAACGCACCGCGCACCTTATGTTAAGGGTACTTACAAGGTACCGAAGGATTTTCCCGTCAGCAAAATTACAACAGCAGATCAGATGACTATTACCGCCGAACTGGCGAATGGTCAGGTCTATGTTCTGTCGTCTGCCTGGCTGCATGGAGAAGCAAACCATAATGCTGAAGAAGGCACGGTGGATCTTGAATTTCACGGTGAAGAAGGAGATTACCAGTAATGAAAGAGATTAAACTCAGCAAGCCTATCCGTGCACATGGTGAAGATGTACATGTGCTGGAACTTCGCGAGCCGACTGGAAAAGATGTCCGCGAACTAGGCTTTCCCTATACCACTACTGGTGATGCAGGCGTGAAACTTGATGCAGGTACTGTAGCTAAGTATGTATCACGGCTAGCCGATATTCCGTTAAGTTCAGTTGATAGCATGACTCCATCAGACCTGAATGCGATCAGCTGGGAGGTCGCGGGTTTTTTCCTCGGGACCTCAGCGCCGGACAACTCCTGAACCATTATTTTGATTGCGCCAGATTCTGGCGCGTCAATCCCATAGAAATGCTCAACGAACCGTTGTCAGTTCTTGAGTTGCTTGCCGAGCAGGCTAACCGGATTAACAGAGAGTCATAATGGCTGAGTTTGAACTGAAAGCCCTTATTACTGGGGTCGATAAACTTTCACCTGCTTTATCTTCAATGCAGAAGAAAATAAAAGGGTTTCAGAAGGGGCTTAAGTCCAGCGGTATGGCTGATTTTTCTGTTGGCGATCTGATCGGCGGCGGCGCTTTTGCAGCTCCGTTTATTGCCGGAGCTAAAGCGGCCATAGATTTTGAATCTGAAATGGCTGATGTGCGTAAAGTAGTTGACTTTGATACGCCTAAACAGTTCGCTGAGATGAGCGAGGACATTTTAAAAATGTCCGATCGGCTACCTATGGCTGCTAATGATATTGCTAAACTTGTTGCAGCAGGCGGTCAGGCAGGGATTGCCCGTGAGGATCTGAAGGCGTTTGCGGAAGATGCTCTAAAAATGGGTGTCGCCTTTGACCAATCGGCGGATCAGTCTGGCGACATGATGGCTAAGTGGCGAACATCATTCAAAATGACTCAAGGGGAGGTTGTTGCTCTTGCAGATAAGATTAACTACCTCTCGAACAATGGTGCGGCTAATGCTCAGCAAATATCTGACATCGTCACCCGTATTGGCCCACTTGGCGCGGTAGCAGGTATTGCATCAGGTCAAATTGCGGCTTTAGGGGCAACCTTAGCTGGTGTTGGTGTTGAGCAGGAAGTTGCGGCAACGGGCATTAAAAACTTCATGCTGGCAATTACTGGTGGCTCAAAGCAGCAGCAGGAGGCATTTCAGTTCCTTGGATTTAATTCCAGGAAACTTGCTGCTGATATGCAAAAAGATGCCCAAGGTACAATGCTGAAGGTGCTCGAAAGTATTTCGAAACTGGATAAGGATAGACAGCCGAAAGCACTTAATGCGCTATTTGGAAAGGAGTCTATTGGCGCAATTGCACCGCTATTAACGAACCTCGATCTGTTGAAGAAAAACTTCAATATGGTTGGTGATGCATCACAGTACACCGGATCAATGCAAAAAGAGTATGAAGCCCGCGCCGCAACAACGGCAATGCAGTTGCAGCTCTTACGCAATCAGGCTACGCATGCTGGTGTCGCACTGGGAAACGCTTTGCTACCACAAATAAATGCAAGCGCAACTGGGTTAATGCCATTAATAAAAAAAAGCACTGACTTCATTTCCAGAAATCCAGCCATGGTTAGAGCACTTCTCGGGGCTGCGGCTGGGTTTGTTGCTTTGCGTATTGCAGTAGCTGGGGCAAGTGCAGCACTAAAAGTTATGTCATTCGTTGCATCCGCATCACCGATAGGACTGATCGTCAGGGGGATCGCATTAGCTGCTGGTTTGCTTATTGCTAACTGGGATGTAATTGGTCCTTATTTCAAAAAGCTCTGGGAAACCGTTGGCCCATATTTCGAAACAGCCTGGAAGTTGATTAAGACGGTTTTTGACTGGTCTCCTTTAGGTATGGTGATAAATAACTGGGGCCCAATCGTGAAATGGTTCCAGGATATGTGGGAAAAGCTGAGGCCCATCATTGAGTGGTTCTCTGATGGTGCTAGCGATACGGTTGCTGCCGCAAACGCCGCGCAGTGGGGGGCTGGCGGTTACGGTGCTTATGGCACTGGCGTAGCCAGCTCAGGCTATAACCCTTATCAGATCAAACAGGGAACTGTGACTCAACCGCAGGGAACCGTTACTGTTCAGTTCGAGAATGCCCCACCAGGAATGAAGGTTAGTGATACACGAGCTTCTGGTATTGACGTAAACCACGATGTTGGTTACACAAGAATTGGAAGGACAGGCATGGGTGGTTAGTCATTGTTGAACTTAGCAATTAAATGGATACTGTATGGGATCCGACTGGGTACAGTTTAAGGGAAATACCATGAAAAAAAGTGCATTGATATTGATGCTATTACTGGCAGTGCCTCAAATTACGTTAGCTAAAACGAATATTGCATCTGATTTTGTTAAGTCAGTGCAAAAAGCAGCAGACAGTGATGGCATTGTTAGCGCATCTGTTGATATTGATTGTCCTGCAAGTTCGGCTAGCGGTAAGGTTTTAATCACGAAGGCTTCATATGAATTTGAAAAATCCGTTGGTGCTTTTATTTTTAAGAATTCAAATGATACGCCTGCAATAATTACGTCACTGTCAACAGAATCCCCAAACGGTGATTTTACATCAAATGAAATAATCGGCATGAGCTTTATTTTTAAAATGTCAGGTGGACAATTCTTTGTCGATATATTTAAAAATGGGAAGGCAAGGGCAGGTGTGAATAAAAACGGTACATCAGGTATTGTTTGGGTTGATTGTAAAATAATCAAGCCATCCTAATGTAATTTAGGATAATGAACCCGCCAATCGGCGGGTTTTTTATTGCCCGGAGTTTATATGGCGTGGAAAGACAGACTGGTTGAAGCGTCGTTTCGCGGCGTTCCGTTCAAGGTAGAAAATGAAGGGGCCCCGGTAGGACGTCGGGTTGAAACGCATGAATACCCAAACCGCGATAAACCTTATAGCGAGGACTTAGGAAGGGTAACGCTGCGTCCTGGCATCACCGCCTATGTGATCGGAGATGACTGCTTTGATCAACGTGACAGACTTATTGAGGCACTGAACAAACCGGGACCGGGTACGCTGGTACATCCGACCTATGGGGAAATCAGTGTCTGTGTTGACGGAGAGATTAATGTCAGCACCGCAAGCAGTGAAGGGCGCATGGTGCGCTTCGATCTGCGGTTCGTTGAGGCCGGGGAACTTTCATATCCAACGGCTGGCACTGCAACGGCAAATACACTGGTTTCATCCTGCTCAGCATTAGATGACTGTATCAGCGATAGCTTTGATCAGTTTGGTATGGATGGCATGCCAGACTTTGTTCAGGGCGGTGTATTAGATGATGCAAAGAGTATGCTCGGTTTTGTATCAGATAAAATGGCGATGGTTGATTCTGGTATTTCTTCTGCTGCCCGATTATTGCAGGGCGATATTTCTGTGTTATTGCCTCCGCCATCATCAGGTAAGGGGTTCATTGAACAACTTCAGACGATGTGGCGCGCCGGCAATCGCCTGACAGGTAATGCCAGCGATCTTTACACCATGATTAAAAATTTCTCAGGTATCACATTGGGGAGTGATCTTGCTCCCCGTGGTGTCTGGAAAACTGACAGCACGACGACGAAAAACAGAACGCAACAGAGCAATTATGTTGCCAGTGCGATCCGCACGACTGCAATCAGTGAAGCCGCGTACACGGTGACAAGTTTACCTGCATCGGTAACGCCAGCGCGTGATGCCACACAGGAAACAACTGGCTGGCCGGTTGTATCGCATCCGGCATTGAATAATGCCCAGGAAGAAACGGTTTCTGTCGATTTGCCAACATGGGATGAGTTAGTCGATGTACGTGACACACTGAATGATGCCATCGACAAAGAGCTATCCCGCATCACTGATGATCGTCTTTTTCTGGCGCTCCGCAGAGTGAAATCTGATCTCAATAACGATATTAAAACCCGGTTAACTCAGGCGTCAAAGACCGTCATAAGAACACCGGATGAGGTTACACCCGCGCTGGTTCTGGCTGCCACATGGTTTGATAATGCGGATCGCGAGTCAGATATCGTAAAGCGTAACGCTGTGGCACATCCTGGCTTCGTTCCAGTATCTCCGCTGAGGGTTCCTGTACGATGAACGATAACGTTACGCTACGTGTTAACGGGCGGGAATGGGGCGGCTGGACATCTGTTCGCATAGGCGCAGGTATTGAGCGCATCGCGCGCGACTTCAGCGTTGAAATTACCCGCGAGTGGCCTGGTGGTGAAGGTTCTAACTCGTTGCAGCCAAAAGTAAAAAACGGTGACAAGGTAGAAGTCCTCATCGGTGATGATCTGGTCATTACTGGCTGGGTAGAGGCGACGCCGGTTCGCTATGACGCGAGGTCAATCAGCACCGGGATCAGCGGTCGCAGTCTGACGGCCGACCTTATTGACTGTTCCGCAGAACCAACCCAGTTCAACGGGCAATCGCTTGTTCAGGTTGCCGCTGCATTGGCGAAACCATTTGGCATATCTGTCGTGGATTCGGGGGCCCCTGCTGCGGCAATACCGGGCGTTCAGCCAGATCACGGCGAGACGGTCATTGAGGTTCTCAATAAAATGCTTGGTCAGCAACAGGCGCTGGCATACGACGATCCGAAAGGGCGTCTGGTTATTGGCGTTCCGGGTTCCACGCGGGCGCATACCGCCCTGGTGTTGGGGCAAAATGTTATTTCCTGTGATACCGAAAAAAGTATTCGCGACCGCTTTTCAACTTATCAGGTCTCCGGCCAACGTGCCGGGAATGATAATGATTTTGGGGCAGCAACCACTACGGCTCTGAGGTCAAAAACTGCTGATGCAGGAATAGGGCGCTATCGTCCGATGGTTGTGCAGCAGACAGGACAATCAACAGGAGCAAGCTGTATTGCCCGCGCTGAGTTTGAAGCCAGACAACGTGCCGCACGTACCGACGAAACCACTTATGTGGTCTGGGGCTGGCGACAGGGTGACGGCTCGCTGTGGCAACCGAATCAGCGCGTCATCGTTTTTGACCCTGTATGCGGATTCAATAACCGTGAATTGCTCATTTCTGAAGTGTCATTCACCAAAGACAATAACGGCACATTAGCGGAACTTCGTGTCGGGCCGCCGGATGCTTATCTTCCTGAACCGGAAGATGAGAAGCAGAAACGTACTAAAAAACGAAAAGCCAAAGAGGACCCGTTCTGATGGGCGTAATGCAAAGCTTACAGAGGCAGGTGCTTTGTCTGATTGGTCGCGCAGTCGTAAAAAGTATTGATGCTGCCAGTAAATGCCAGATGGTGGATGTTGAACTTATCGGTGCCCAGACGAAAGCAGGTATAGAACATCTTGAGCATTACGGGTTTACCTCTCACGCGAAACCGGGAGCTGAAGGTGTGGTTCTGTTCCCTGATGGTGACAGATCACACGGCATTGTGATTGCGGTTGCTGATCGCCGGTACCGGCTTCGCGGACTGGAAGAAGGTGAAGTCGCATTGTATGACGACCTCGGGCAGAAGGTACACCTCACTCGTTCTGGAATTATCGTTGACGGAGCCGGAAAGCTAATCCGGTTTGTTAATGCCCCGAAAGCCCGTTTTGAAATGGATATTGAATCAACGGGACATATTAAGGATCTGTGTGATTCCGGCGGGCAGACGATGTCAGCGATGCGGATTGTCTATAACGGTCATAAACACAGAGAAAACGGGCAGGGTAATAATACTGATACCCCGACCAGTCAGATGGGGGAATGATGGAACTCTGGCTTACGGTAAATGGTAAGCGGGTTAGCGTCAGTTCGTCGCTGAATCCGCTGGTAAGGGCTGTGGTTATTTCACTTTTTACACATCGTCGTGCTGATCCGGATGACAATGCTGATGTCCCTATGGGCTGGTGGGGCGATACATGGCCCGTTGTTGCCAATGATCGTTACGGCTCAAAACTGTGGCTTTTACAACGCAGCAAATTGACCAATGCGCTGGTGAATAAGGTGCGAATTTATCTGCGTGATGCACTCCAGTGGATGATTGATGATGGGGTGGTATCACGTATCGACATTGATATTCAGCGAACCGGTATTAACGAACTCGGTAATCAAATTGTTCTCTGGCGCCGGGACGGGCCGGTTACCATTTCCTTTAATGATTTATGGAGCGTAATCACTCATGGCGGACAGTGAATTCCAGAGGCCAACACTGGCTGAAAATATCAGCATGATACGCACCGATCTCTTTGCCCGTCTGGATATCAATGATGAGCTTCGCCGGATGGATGAGGATGTCAGGGCCAAAGTCTATGCCGGGGCATTACATACGGTTTACGGGTATATCGATTATCTGGCAACGAATATGCTGCCTGATCTATGTGATGAGGGATGGCTTGCCCGTCATGCTGCCATGAAGCGGTGTCCGAGAAAGGCCGCGACAGCAGCGGCTGGTTTCATGCGATGGGAGGGCGTGGCTGACAATCTGACAGTCAAAGCCGGGGCCATTATCCAGCGTGATGATTTTGTTCAGTACACAGCGACGGCCGATGCTAAAAGTGCTGGTGGCGTATTGCGGCTACCCATAATTTGTAATGTTAATGGCTCTACAGGAAATGCGGACGATGGCACTTCGTTGTCTCTTGTCACTCCGGTTAATGGGCTGCCATCAGGCGGGATGACTGACACGCTGGCGGGTGGTGTTGATGTAGAGGATGTTGAAGAGTGGCGATCGAGAGTTCTTGAGCGCTACTACTGGACACCACAGGGTGGCGCAGATGGTGATTATATTGTCTGGGCTAAAGAGGTTCCCGGGATCACCCGCGCCTGGGCTTACCGCCACTGGATGGGGACAGGCACTGTTGGTGTGATGGTCGCGAGTAGTGACCTGATCAATCCGATACTGGATGACGCAACTGTAGCAGCCGCGCAGGCGCATATTGAACCACTGGCCCCTGTGGCGGGTTCTGATTTGTATGTTTTCAAAGCGACACCTAAAACCATCGATTTCACTATTGATCTGAATCCGGACAATGCTGAAACACGAGCTGCAGTAGTGGCCGAACTTCGTTCTTTTCTCCTTCGTGATGGTTATCCTGATGGGGTTCTCGAGTTGTCGCGTATCAATGAAGCCATCTCAATTGCTGCTGGTGAGCACAGCCACAAACTGATTGCGCCGGCTGCTGATACGCCGATCGCGAAGAATGAACTGGCTGTTCTGGGAGGCGTAACGTGGCAGTGAATGAAGATGATTATATTCACCTGCTCGCCGCGCTTCTTCCGCCAGGGCCAGCCTGGACAGTTGATGATGTGGCGATAAAGGGGACCGCTCCCTCATTACTCAGAGTGCATCGGCGCGCTGATTCACTGATGCTGGAGATCGACCCACGTACCACTACAGAACTGATAAACCGCTGGGAAAAATGTTGTGGCTTACCTGATGAATGTATTCCATCCGGAACGCAGACAATACGTCAGCGCCAACAACGGCTTGATGCAAAAGTTAACCTGGCTGGTGGGATTAACGAGGCATTTTATCTGGCGCAACTTGTTGCCCTTGGAAAACCTGGTGCGACTATAACGCGATACGATAAAAGCACATTTACCTGCACTTCAAAATGTACGGATGGGGTGTATTCCACGGACTGGCGGTATTACTGGCAGGTCAATATGCCGTCATCGACAGAAACAACCTGGATGACCTGCAACGATCCCTGTGATTCACCAATCAGAATCTGGGGAGACACTGTTGTGGAGTGTGTCCTTAATAAGCTTTGCCCTTCTCATACCTACGTAATTTTCAAATATCCGGAGTAATTCATGCACCGTATAGATACAGCAACTGCGCAGAAAGATAAATTCGGCGCGGGTAAGAACGGCTTTACCCGAGGAAATCCCCAGACCGGAACCCCGGCGACTGATCTGGACGATGATTATTTTGACATGCTTCAGGAAGAACTCTGTGCGGTGGTAGAAGAATCCGGCGCAGAACTGGATAAAGGGAAACACGATCAGTTATTAACTGCCCTTCGTTCATTACTTTTGAGTCGCTCGAATCCGTTTGGTGATATTGCATCAGATGGCCCGGAGGCTATCGCAACGGCTCTCGCAAACCTTGGTTTGGGAGCAGGCGCTCCGCCGATAGGAATCCCGTTCTTCTGGCCGTTAGCAGCGATGCCAAATACCGTCATGGATGAATGGGCAAATATGGTGTTTCTGAAGCCTAACGGTGCATCGTTTTCCGCAGCGGAATATCCAAAACTGGCGAAGGTCTGGACTGGTCTTGTTATTCCGGATATGCGCGGCGAATTTCCGCGAATCTGGGATGACGGGCGCGGAGTGGATAGCGGACGAACACTGCTGTCGGCTCAGGGTGACGCAATCCGAAATATTGTTGCCAGCATGGGGGATAACGGACGATTTTTGGATTCGCTATCAGCAACGTTCTCTGGCGCGTGGGCTCAGACTTTACGCACTACCGGCAACAACGGGGGTACTGCAAGCGTGACGTACACCGGTTTTGATTTTGACGCCAGCCGGGTTGTTCCAGTCGCTGCTGAAAACCGTCCGCGTAACATCGCGTTTAACTTCCTGGTGAGGGCTAAATAATGAAACCTGTTTTTGATGGAAATGGCCTGGCAACTGAACCGGGTGACATTCGTTGTTTTTATTACGACGCGGCGACCGGAGAATATACCGGCTGGTCGGACGAATATATTCACCCAGGCGTGAGTATGCCCGGCAGCTCAACCGATATTGACCCCGGTGAAGCGGAGGCCGGGTATGTTTATCTGTTCACCGACTCCGGCTGGCGGCTGGAAGAAGACCATCGCGGCGAAACAGTTTATTCGGTTGAGGATAAACAAGGGTCAGTCGTGGATTACATCGGGCCAGTCAAAGAGGGATTCACCACTGCCGCGCCAGTGTCAGCATTTGATAAATGGGACGGGAAAAAGTGGGTAACAGATACTGAGGCGCAGCAGGCCGCTGCTAAAGCCGAAGCGGAACTACAGCGTCAACAATTAATAAGTTCTGCGATGCAGTCTATCAGTATCATTCAGTTGAAATTGCAGGCAGGGCGAGCGTTGAGTGACGCAGAAAAAAATAAACTCAATGCGACGCTTGATTATATTGATGCGGTTACTGCAACCGATACAGCAACCGCACCGGACATTAACTGGCCTGTTCCCCCGGAGGTGTAGGCCATACGGGTTTTGCTGTGTCGACTCGCATCAGCAAAACCCGGTATTTTTTCCAGTCAGCCAGCGCTGCTTTTTCCTCATCCGTCGCGATATCCGCATCAACAGCATCTTGCCGCCATGATATTTCATCATCAGCCATAATACGCAATTGTGATTTCCGCGCTGCTGCTGCCTCAATAGGATCAACGGTGTTCTCAATAGCAACAGGGTATCCAGTGGAGTCAGGAGCAATGATAAAACCTTGTTCCTGCCGTGATATCAACTCTTCAAATCTCTCCTGAGACACTTCAACGGCATCTTTAGGCAAATTATCACCAGTGCGATAAAAACCACGCGTTATTGCAGAATAAAAAATTGTCATTACATTTTCCCTATAGCAAAGCCAATTACAGCCGTAATTTGCTTGTTTGCATTTGACGCGTTGTAGAGGTTAACGGACATACCTGTTGCAACAAGGTCTGCACAAGTGGAGATTACCCCTGCCCCTGCTGTAACTCCGGATGGGGTAGATACTGCAGACCAGTAGATAATCGGTGTCGACCCAAATGCTTGGGGAAATGTTAATGAAACTGCCACAGCAGCGGCTGCTGCCAGCGCCCCTCCGGGAGCATTACCTTTAACCCAGGCTAACCGATACCCATTCCCCAAATCGATGTAGTTAGCAGTTCCTCCCAAATGAACGTTTGAGAAAATGCACATTAACCGCTCAGATGGCATGATCACGTCTTTTTTCAGGGCTATTGATCATGCTTATCGGCTATGTACGGGTGTCAACAAATGACCAGAATACGGCACTGCAACGAAATGCACTGGATTGCGCAGGATGTGAGCTTATTTTTGAAGATAAGATCAGCGGTAAGACGTCGGACAGGCCGGGACTGAAAAAGGTGCTCCGGACTTTATCAGAAGGCGATACGCTGGTGGTCTGGAAACTGGATAGACTTGGTCGCAGTATGCGGCACCTTGTCGTGCTTGTGGAGGAATTGCGGGAGCGGGGCATTAACTTTCGCAGCATGACCGACAGCATAGACACATCCACCCCAATGGGACGATTCTTTTTTCACGTCATGGGCGCCTTAGCGGAAATGGAAAGAGAGCTAATAGTCGAGCGCACTCGGGCTGGTTTAGCGGTTGCACGATCTGAGGGGCGAATAGGTGGACGAAGGCCAAAGTTGACGCCTGAGCAGTGGGCGCAAGCCGGGAGGTTGCTGGCGGCTGGTGAAACACGTCAGAGGGTAGCTATCATTTACGATGTTGGGATATCAACCTTGTATAAGAAATTCCCTGCAGCAACAATTTAAGCGTTATTGAGGCGATTTTTATTGCACTATGCATTTTGTCCGTGTTTTCCACATTTCCATTGTGTAGAATTTACCTCTTCCACATGCAATAAATTTCGCCTCGCCACAAAAAAACATAAATAACCTAGCTTCAACAAAACATTATTTCTTTCTATCGGCAATACAGCATATAAGCACGAAGGTAGGATTTATTGTCAGTAACCGTTAATCTTCCTGTTATATTCTTCAACAACATCATTCGCTCTTTGGATTGCATCCTGTTGCGCTTCCTGAATTCTCTTTATGTCGTTGTTCGCATCCTCCAGGTACTGTTTTGCTCTGTCTGTGTAGTCAGCTACGTCACGGCGATAACGATCCCATGATAGTTGATCGTCAATGTAAGGTGGTATTGGGGCAATATCTGTGAACCCTGGATAGCCAGCATACCCGAGATTACTGCCTCCAAACACTGTTGCTGAAGTTGTAATTGGTATAAGGGTAATGAGTAGTAATGCTGTCTTTTTCATCGTTATCCTTGTGATGTGTGACGTTGTTTTGAATGATGACCACTGATTAAAGGAGATAATCTACCGAGGACGATAGTAAGTGCAAGCCCACTCAAGAATAAAAACTCCATTTGTGACCTTTCTCGGCATCAACTGACTCAATTTTACCATACTAAGACTTGTCATATTTGCGGACACCCAAACCTGATAATACCCACTAAAATGTGTTAAATTTAAGTAAATACTGGATCTCTTATGTCGGTCTGTAGTAAATAAAATGGAAGGGTTGGGTTAGAAAAGGTAGAGGGATTTGCTTACGTTTTATGAAGTTGCTGCGATTAATCATAGATTGCTGGATATCAGTGATACATGGTCTGATTTGTGGATATGCCTTTACTATCTGCCTGTAGGAGTAGGAAGGCTCAGGATGCTTCGTTACAGTGACATTACGGGAGAGGTCATAACACTGAAAAAAATGGGGCGCTATAAGGAAATGGAAATGTTAATGCCGCCGATAATCATTGAAATAATACAAAGACGCAGAAAAAAATATCCAGTCGATGATTATGTTTTCCAGAGTCATTCGAATCGGGTAAAGGCGGAGAAGAAACCCGTCACGGTAGTTGCATTCAATCAGGCTCTGAAATCTGCTGCGTCAGGCATTACAACAAAGAATGTTTCAAGCAAGAGTGCGTGAAGAAATAGTTGCCGCAACCACACCGTATGCAAGAGTGGGTTGCGGCAGACTGACGAACGTCCGATAGTGCGAGTATTGAATGATTGCCAGCCGGTGCGGATTCTACATATGCAATATGACAAAACAATGCTCTTATTCTGACACCAGCCACATATCAGAATCTTCAAACATTTCCTCCAGCATGCGGTTCAGCTTTTCTTTCTCAGTTTTGGTGCAGTCGCTGTTTAAGGCGTTAGCCTGCATTGGCTTTACCCTCACCTCAGCATCGGGAAAAATCCGGTGCACCCGCTTCGTCAATTCGGCCAGAATGATGTTACTTGCACCTGGCAACCCGGCAACGTTTCTCTTGTCATAAACCAGCTCAACAAACATTTTTACCTTCTCCCTTTACTGGTTGGATATACAGTATATATACTGTGTTTTTATCCAGTGTCAATAGTAGATAGAGGTAACTATGGGCTTTCCCTCTCCGGCGGCTGACTATGTCGAGCGCCACATATCGCTAGATGAGAAGCTGATTTCCCATCCAGCTGCTACATACTTCATGAGAGCAGGGCAGACATACTGGAGAGAAGGCATCATAAATGGTGCCTTGTTAGTGGTAGATAGCTCCCTGTTACCTTGCGATGGTTCTTTGCTCATCTGTAGGATAGATGGTGATTTAAAGATAAAACGCTTCCGCGTGCACCCAAGACCTCACCTGGTGAACTTGGAGAACGGTAAGCGCGAAGAGATACCTGACGCAATGGGTGACTACAATGTGACTTCTCCAGTATTTGGGGTGATCACTTACATCATCAACGATGCCCGCTCTGGTGAGTTTGATGATTGTCCGGTAATGTGA